AGGAAAACTTGCACTTACAGCAAAATATTGAGTGTGCTTAAAGTCTTCAGCATGTATAAAAAGTTTAAATCCAGTTAATGCTAATAAATTTGAGTTTATCATAATGGTATTTATGCAAAAAAAGAGGCTACCCTTTCGGATAGCCTCTAATTTAAAGGTTAATTAACCAATAACTTACATATCGATTGAGTTGTAAGTAGAACCGCCGATACCAGTTACTGTGAACTTACGGAAGTATGGGTTAGCACCGTCTGTACCAATGCCACCTTGTTCTGCACCGCCAGCAAATGGGTTAGCAACGAGACCATAACGGGTCTTGAAGCCAATCTTTGGCTGGAAGCTATTTTGATCAACCGCACGAACCATTGTGAGTGGAACGTATGGGCAATAGAAAAGACCTGCGTCATATGCATTTGAACCGCGATAGCCAACAGTTACATAGTCACTGCCTGCGAATGGATCGATGAATACCTTCATGCGACCATTGATCATACCAGCAAATACGTTGCCAGTGTCGTCAACATTGAGGTTGGTTGCAAGAGCTGGAGCATAGTCAAGCACACCAGCTGCAGCAAGAGCACTTGCAACGTTGCTGCTGCAGAGTACAAAGTTTGCCTTGCCACGACGTGTTGTCTTAGCAACTGCATTAGCTTCAACTTCAATTTGGAAGAGAAGTGACTTGAACTTCTCAACAGCCCAACGACCGTCAGCGTCTTGATCGAGGTCAAATAGACCATTTCCAGGTCCGCCAGTTACTGTTCCACCAACTCCACCGAGAATTGCCTTATCGTTAACAACCTTGATAACTTCGCGGTTGATTTCAGCAAGGATTTCAGTGCTGAGGATGTTAGCAAGTTCTGCTTCTGCATCGAGACCGTGAACGGCCTTGAGGTCTTGAGCAAGTTCCATCGAGTATTCTGCTTTAAGAGCACGTGTCTGAGCAGTAACGGTTGCTTTTTCAACTGTAAAGCCCATTTGGCCGAAACCACCTTGTGTGGTGATTCCACCATTAGTTTTAGGACCAGTTGTGCGACCTGCTGCGTTAGTACCATCGGCGTTATTAGCATTGCCAGTAAGGGCTTCACCATTTGCAGTAGATACTGGACCAGAGAATGCTGTGTCAGGTTCATTGAAGAGAGCTTCTCCAGCTGGGAAAGCAATATTTGCACCGTTTGCATTTTGATATGTGCTCTTCATCGCAAAGATCAAGCCAGTTGGCATGGTCATTGGCTGAACACCAGCGATATCATAAGCAACGATGTTTGGCATCGCGCGACGAACGAGACTGATAAGAACTGGGTCCCAGGTCTTAACTGCACCGGTACCGTCACCGATTGAGTTGCCTTCAGCAAGATATGCAGATTGTGCATTTTCTTCTCTGAGTGCTTTTTCTTGGTTTTCGAGAAGAACTGCAGTAATTGACTTACGATAGTTGTCCTTGAACTTAGGGGCGTCTTGAGCCTCAAGAATTGGGGCCCACTTTTTTTCTAGTGTTTCTGAATTAAACATAATAGTATTTTTTCTTTATTGTTTGTTGTTGTTTGGGGTTGGAACCTTTATCAACGTACTGGAATAGTGGCTTCATTTGCCTTGTTCAGACGTGATAATGCGGTCAAGTATTTTTGCATTGCAGGCGAAACTGTTTCTTCTGCAATTGTTTCATTTTCTATAACTGTTTCGGTTGTTATATAGGAAGATTCATTGGCATTTTCTTCAACCAATGTTTCTGTTTCTTCGACTGCAGCGCCATTAAGGTAAAATTCCTTGATGGTAGCTACCTTCTTGCGAAATGATGTTTCTGATGTGCATTCGATATCTTCAAGTAATGACTTGAGTTTTTCAACTTGGGTGTCAGCAAGATCTGTTGTTGACTCAGAGATTACCTTTTCACGAGTAAGGCTATTAACCTTTTCGTTGAGGGCAAGCACTGTGTTTTCTAACTCGGCAGACTCAGTTTGAAGTTGAGCGATTGAAGTTTCCATTTCAGCGACCAAATCCTGCTTGGACTCAGGCACTTCAATATAGTTTTCAACAAATACTGTCTTGAGTGATTGAATGAAGTTTTCAGCAATTTGTGTACGAAGTCCGCCTTCGATTGCAACCTTGTTATCTTCTACCCAGCTTTCAACTGCATAGGTAAGATAGTTGTCAATCTTTTCAACGAGTTCTTCTTTAATTGTTTCTACTTCTTCAATAAGAGCGACTGCATAGCTTTCTTTAAGAGTTTCTTCAGTTTCTTTGAGCTTGCTCTTAACAGCAGCTTCAAAGATGATAGTAGCTTTTTCTTTAAACTCTTCAGTCAATCCTGTTTCACTTTCAACAAGGCGTGTGATATCAGATGCGTCAATAGTGATTGTGTTTTCTTCGATAGTTTCTTCGATCATATCTTCTTCATGTGTAATGTCTTCATATAAATCAGACTCTTCAGCAAGTTTCTTATATGGTCCAACTGCTGCTACACTATTTCCAGTGATATACACTTTAAATCCATCTTTACGAGCAAATTTTTGTGCTTTTACTTTCATGTCTTTAGAAGAAGCTTTAGCATTATTTGCTTTAGCCAAATCTAAAAGTTTATTAGCTGCGGCTTCGCTGTCTGCGCTAACGATTACTCTGTTAGGCATAGCTTCCTTTTCAGGTTTAGCAAAGTCGCCCTTTTCAGCCATTACTGCTCGTGCTAAATCAGCTAATTTAATATCTGGGCTAAATAGTGCATCACGAATTGCAGTCTTACTAATAACTACGAAATCGCCATCATCAAAATATGGTTTAGCTTTGATTTTACGAAGATGATCTTTTACACCAGGTAGTTTTAATAGCGCAGCAATAATTTCTTGTTCGCTAGCAAAGTCATCAAGCGTAGTTCCAGCACCTGCTTCTGCTAAAATAGCTTCCATCATGCTTTCTTCATCTTCCATTTCTTCGCCAAGTCCACTTGTGATCATACCAATTGCTGAACCATAATCTCCATCAGCCTTTTTAAGGATGCCTTCGATTGCGGCCATTGCTTTGGCTTCGTCATATTTGTCTCCATGAGCAGCCTTAAGAATACCTTTAGCATATGCAGTAAACTCTTCATCAGAATTTACTTCAGCTTCTTCAGATACCTTTTTAGCTTCATTAAGACCATGTTTCTTACGAATTGACTTTCTTTTATTTTTTGATTCAGAAGTACCATCATACTCCTGATCGGACACATATGCTTGAGATGCATCTTCCATGTCATCTGCTACTTTAGCACCGAATTTTGATTTAACAAATTTAAAGATTGCGTCTGCAGCAGCTTTTCCATTTTTGATTGAACCTACACCGTGACCATAACCTTGATCGTGATAGTATGAATATTCTTCATGCTTATCCCAAAGTTGTTCAAGTGACATGTTATCAAGTGAACCTTCAGTCATTTCGTCTTCATCAGACTCTTCTTCATCTTCCATGTCTTCTCCCTCTTTCTTACACTTGCCTTCTGCAATCTCAGTTTGTTCCTGATCAAGCTCTAAGGTTTCGTCAAGAGAAAGTAATGTTTCTTCGTTGATGTCTTCAATGACATCTGTTGTGTTTTCAATTTGTGTATTTTCCATATATTACTTTTTTCTATTGTTTAGAGTTTGGAGAGGAAATCAGTCCAGATTTTTGTTTGTGCTTCGGCAAGACTTGCAGAAGAGGCCTTTTTGATTTCTGTCTCATACTTTTCAAGCTGTTGCGCCTTTAGCAAACCATTGTCCCAGATCCATTCAACACCTTCCATGATTCCATTTACAAAAGCAGATGGAGCACTTGGGTCTTGAACAATATCTACGGTTGACAACACAAAGTCATCATTAACAAAGGTTTGACCATTTTTACTCGCAACGGTTCCCATACCACGACTAGAGACGCCTAGTTGACAACCACCTTCTAAAAGTCCTTTCACAATTTTACCCATCGGTGTGTCAAGTATAAGCGCCTTTCCAACAACATCATTGCCGTTCCATTGCAGTTCGGTAATGCGATGTGAAACTTTATCAAGGTTAATAGTAGGACCTTCTGGGTGATTAAGTTCACCTACAGCTCGTCCTTTATTAACATATTCCGAGACGTATTTACGTACGGCTTTTTCTAAAACTGTTTTCGGATATATGCGGCGATTACGATTCACCTGCTCAGCTTGCATAAAAATACCGTCAATGATGAATTTCTTTTCACCATTGTCAGCAGCTTCTGAGATATATCTTAAATCTTCTGAATGTTCAGTAATTAACTTCATTAGACTGTTGTATATTTATTTATAAAAATTAACGTTTATACTTCACTTTGTGGCTGTGAAGCGTTATAGATATTTGCTGATAGTTCAACCTTTTTGATATCTAATACTGTACGAACTTTATCACGTATCAAGTTTGAAAATAGCGAATCAGATGTAGTTTTTTCACCAGACATCATGCTATCAATAAATTCTTTTGTTTTTTCCATACTTTAACTATTTATATATTTTCACATTTCAACTTCGCCAAACTGATCGTCTGACGCTTCACCTTCAGGCGGCGTTTCAGCATCTGTTGGCTCTTCTTCAGGTTTTTCTTCAGAGATCTCAGCGTTCATGCGCTCAATATCAGCTTCAGACTGATTAAGTATATTGCTGCGCACCCATTTGTCGCTATAATATTTGCCGATATGGGAACTTATGGTATCAAGCATGCCTATGCGTTCTTTCATAATCTCAAAGTCTTTAAGCTCTGAGAAATAGTTGTCTTCAATATAGTCAACCGAAATGCCTTCGCGCATGGTTTCCCAGTCGTCTGCTGTACACACTCCTTTTAATAATAGTTGTACCCGCAGTGCTTCAATAAAGAGCATTGAAAACTTTTTACGTAACCGGTTGATGAACTTTTGGAACTTGACCTCTTCACGTGATATCTCACTCGCCCTACCAATATTAAAGCCGGTTTCGCTTTCAAGACGATTGACTGGTACATTTAGTGAGCGATATAGTTTCTTTTGAAAGAAAATTACGTCTTCAATCTGGCTGAGATTGTCTCCGCCCGGGAGTGTAGTAATTTCTGTACCACGACCACCTTCACGACGAGGCAACCAAAAATCTTCAAGCATACTCATACTCTTGCGATCATCACGAATCTCGCCGGTATTTGCATCATAAACAAGTTTGTTACGATACTTTGCCATAATGCCTTGAACATACTCTTCAGCCTTACCCTTTGGCAAGTTACCAATATCGATATAGAAGATACGACGTTCTGGCGCACGAGATATACGATAGATTACGAGGGCGTCTTCCATCATACGCAATTGGTTTACAAGCTTTACACTCTTGTGTAGATATGAAACCGCAAACTTGTTGCTTTCGTCAAGCATTCCAGACGGCGCATAAACTATGCTGTTTGGATCAATCTTAAAGCCACTGTTGCTATTAAAGTCATCTGAATACAAAAAATATTCTGCTGTGACATCTGAAGTTTTTACTCCAGTATTCTTATCTATCTTATTTGTTATTTCTTTAACCTTTTTGATCTTTAGCGGATCAATTGCTCTCAACTCCTTTATGCCTTCTTTTGGCTTTTTTGGGTCAATCATCATGTGGTAATATAACTTACCGTCAATATACCACTTTCTAAAAATATCCTGACCGTTATAATTAAATGACAACAACTTTGTTATTGTGTCAAACTCTTCAAGTATTTTTTTCTTTATGCTTTCTGGCTGTTCTAGTTTATCAAGTACTAGATTGATTGGAGAGCCATCAAAGTCTGAAACTATTGATGCATTTATAATGTCTGATATGGCAGAGTCACACTCTGGCTGAGTTGCTGCTGCACGACATTTTAAAATTAAATCTTTTTCGTTTGTCAGTGCAGTGCCATCAATGTCAAGTACCTGTCCATAATAACCGGCCGTAGCCGAAGATGTTACGACAGAAGTACCGTCATTTTCCACTGGGGCAGAAAATGACGGTACTTTATTAAAGTCAGAGGTATCTTTTTTATTGATTACCTTGGATATTTCATAGCCGAATAGCTTCATAATATATATTTATAACTCAAAAATATACTTATCCAATAGTACTATTAGAAGTCCAATATTGATAATTTAATTCAACTGTAAATTCTTCTACAGTGTCATTAGTTTCATAGTTAACGTCAATTGCACTAATATTTGTTGGAAATGCACCAACAAATGTATATTTTTTAGTAGGATTTGCACTGTCGCGACTTAATTGCTTGACATGCATATCTAGGTAATAATTTAATTGTGGTAGCCCAGCTGTATTTGAAGTGTGACGGTTAATTAAGTTCATCCAGCTTTCAAAAGCATTGCGAATCTCCATATTTACGTCATTAATTACTGTAATTGTCCAAGGTTCAAAAGTACGATCGCCAGCAACTTTTAACTTGCGTCCACGATATGGTACTTCGATTGGTGCAATTACACTACTTGGAAGTTGCGCACCTTTAATCAAAAACTTTGATTTCAATGATGCAAGCGAGGCATTAACAACACCAGTTGGGAAATAAATTTCTGCTTCAAATAGATTTGGACGAGCTCCACCTAAAAATTGATTTTTAAATTGTGATAAATTACTCATTGTATTTTTCTATATATTAGTATTTATAAAAATTATGCACCAATTTCGGTAAATGATACACCAGTACGTGTTGCAATAAAATTAAGAGAAATAAAGTTAATTGAACGGGCTGGTTTGATATAGATATCAGCCACAAATCTATTGGTATCAATAACTTGTGGTGTATTATTAGTTTCGTCACATACTACTTTATATTCAGTAATACCGCGACGACCTTGAACATCTCGTAAATACGGATCAACAATGTTAACAAATGCATTTCGTGTAAATTCGTCATTTAATTCAAACAATTGATATTTAGCTGCACTAGCAATTACACGTTGTATTGTAATAAACAAACGACGAACATTAATACGATCAAATGCAGTAGGACGCTTTTGGCCAGTCTTATCTCCATAAAGTATAATGCCTTGACCTGGAACGTTTACAATTGGATTGATATTTGAATTATATAAATCATCACGATCAGTTGATTTAGGATTATAAGCCAACTTGGTTACTCCACGCAATTGACCACGATTAAATCCTGCTGGTGAGAACCATGGGTCAGCAATTTGATCTGTGTATGCACATAGTCCGGCCATATGACCGCCTGCAGGAATCCATTCATAACGATCTGCATATTTATTATACACATAAACTGGTGTGCTATCAAATACTGTATAACTTAATACTGAGTTGCTGCTATTTGCAGTAAGATCATTACGGAAATTTTGTAATGAAGCACGTTTAGCAGAGTCTGAAGGTAATTTATAGAGACCTAATGGAGCAGATAAAAATACCATGCAATCTTTACGCTGTTCTGCTATACCAATAAGAGCATCATTAATTTCTGCTTGAGTGTCAGATTGAAATGCTTCAGCAAATATTAGATTTACGTCAATATTGTCAGTATCTTCCAAGATTGATAAAGCAGTTACTACATTATTTAAATCTTGGTCACCATTAGCGCCATCACTAAATGTAATAGCACCATTTCCAATAAGTGTGTATGTATCATTTGAGAGTGTAGCAACATCGTTTGCATTGCCAACATACACATATGACGAACCTGTATTGATTACATCTGCCCAATAATTGTTAGCACCAGAACTTGCACGCGCATCAGGAGCTAATGATAGTCCCTCCCATGTCTCTAATACTGTGCCCTTTGTGCCACTTATAAGACCGAGTTCGTCATATATTGCAATATGCACTTCATCATTTGTAATTGGTGTTTCAGACACATATGTAGCTGCAGTTTCATCACTTGTAGCCCATAAAGTTGTGCTGGGAAGGGCAGAAAAGAATTTTTTAGATTCAGTTGCAGTAGTGCTTGTATTATTTGCGTGAAATACACGTAAGCTTAATGAATTTCCTAATGCGCCAGAATAGCGAGCATAGAATGGTGAGGTCAATACAGTAGAACTCGCAATATCAAATGCTGTTTTATTTGGTATGCAAAGAGTTTCTTCTGATGTACCATATAGATAAACTTCACCCTTAGCATTTTTTGCTGTGGCGGTATCAACGGTACGAATTACCTTTAATGAATTGCCATATTTTAAAAAGCTTTCTGCTGTTAAAAATGATCCACTAGTCAAATCATCTTTTTTACTTGGTGTGCCAAAGATTTTTCCTAGCACTGTTTCAGATACGACATTTGTTAGTTCAAGTGCTGGACCCCAATTAAAATGTCCAACATATGCTCCAATTGATGCCGATACCGGTTGTGTTACTGGTGTCAAGTCGGTTTCTGTAACTTGTACACCTACGCTTTGTAAGGTTGCCATATATTTTTTCTTTCTTCAGTTGTTAATTATAAGTTTTAAGAGATCATAATAAGAAAATTTCAATCTATCGATATTTATAAAAAGTCACTTTTACAGCATATTCCACTCCTGAAGTGATGATATTTGACGTTCATAGTCAATCATGCTTGGAGTTTGTGATATTTGCGGAGTATCAAATATACCAAATGGGGGCAAGTCTTCTTCCATTTCTCGTATCTTTTCGCTATAAAGCAATGATTTTAACTCAATATTACTCAGTCCACCAAACGCATCTGTACTTACAAACCATGCAAATAGCACAAGATTCATAACCATATCATCATGAGTGTTTCCGCGAGCAGCATAACTGTCTCCCTTTGGTTCAAAACTGCTAAGTTCAACTATCGTGTCAGCATCACAAAGTTGAAGTTTGCCACTTTCAAGTAAGTCTTTCAAGTTGCTGCAACCAATACGTTTTACGCGTTTTGTCATAGTCACACCAATCCCGCTGCTCTTTACTGAGCTTTGCACAAAAGTATTGTCATATTCATAGTCATAATAGATTGCATTACATACAACTTGTCCCGCATCATTGTTTTCAACTATTACAAGTGCATCATTATATGTTTTTGCAGCACGAACAATAAATTCTGGAAACATAAGCGGAGACACGAGATTGTCTCTATAGGTACAAACCTGTTTAAAAACACCATCGACACCTGATATATCAAATACAGTAAATGTGCTATAGTCTTGGCCTCGTCCTTTACTGACGTCTGTAGTTATTATATAGTCATGACCTTCGACTGGTTCAACGTAATAACGTATGCCATATTGCATTTGAAGTGGTTCATGCGACTGCAAACCAAGTAATGTGTCAGAGCCTATGAGAGTTTGACTACTGCCAATAAAGTTTACTTCAAACTCTTGAGCAAATTGAAGTTCACTGCTGTTTGCAATGGTCTGACGTTTCCATTCGTCATCTCGTCCAGGCACATCATTCCAGCGAATAGTAAATGGTTGAAACTCATTTGTGGCTTGTATTGCACCCTCCCAAAGTTTATAAAACATATTGCCAACTCCATTAGGAGTGCTTGTAATAATAACCTTTGTGTCTTTTCCAGAAGAAATAACTGGATAGGTACTCGTATAAAACTCGTTTGCACCATGAACAAATGCAAATTCATCAAGAAAGATCACATTCATTGAAAGTCCCCGAATACTTGAACCACTTGTTGCAGCAGCAATAATTTCAGAGTTGTTGCTAAATTTTATATTGCCTTTGTTTAGTATTTTACAGCCTGGCTGCAAGAAAAATGGTAAGTTTTCAAGCATAAGTGTAAGGCGGCTCAACATCTCTCGGGCTGTTGCACCTTTGTTTGCAAGTATGCCAATTTTTTTGTCAGGATTGAATATTGCATAGTGTAACAACCAGGTAACACTTGTCACAGACTTACCACTCTGACGACACGCAAGAATAATACTAAAGCGATTGTTTGTAAAATGATCGACCATCTTTTCCTGATAGCCACGAAGCTTAAAGTTTACAAGACCACGATCAAGATTTATAACCTTTACATAGTGCTCGGCAAAGTATGACACACTCGCCATACATTTTTTATACTCAGATATTTCATGAGCGGTAAACTGTTGTTGTACACCGTCTCGTTTTATATATGGGTTGCCATTATATGAATCAGGTGCAGTCATTCAACGTCAATAGTTTCATCAGCATTACCACGCAATAACTTTTGTAGTTCTGTAGTGGTACCAACAAATATAGCATTATTTGTAGTGTTAGGAACTACAGGTTGTCCACGCTTATCGTCAACCTGTATAATTTTTTTACGCTCTTTTTGTAATCCTAGCAGTTGTCCATTTATATCAGCTGCAGTTTTTATCATGCCAGCAAGCACTTCAAATGCACGAGGATGCTCAGCGTCACTTGCAAGAGCATGCATTGTGCTTATAGCCTCGTCACTTGTATCAATAAGTTTTTTAATACGCTCTCGTGCAAATTTATAATCTTCTTCGGCGTGCAATACAATTTCATCGTGTGATGGCCCAACTGGAGATCCAGTTGAGACTGCAATTTCATGTTTTACCGGTAAGACGTTTTTTTCAAGAGATGCCAGTATGGTATCTTTGTCTTTTTTCATAATTATGGGTCCTCATCAAATCCGTAGGTTGTAACTACTGTATAGTTTTCTGGAGTGTCATTTTCTAGGTCTCCAAGTTGTACGTGTACTCGGTCAATACCATCCCCCACTTCCAGCAACGCGCCTGGTGTTATAGGCGTGTCATAGAGGTCAATGTTAACAACTTTAATAATTTTTGCTGGGCCAGACTGTATGCCCATAAACTTAAATTTAATGTCAAAATCCAATGTGTAGATGATTGTACGACGACTATTACCAAAGTCACCTTCATAGTCATCTTGCATGTTTGTGCTTGTTAACAGTATAGGCACATCAGTAATGCTGCCAGGACCCTCAAGATCTTTTACTGCTACGGTATAGTCTGGAGTAAAGTAAGGAACAATCTGTTCAAACACCTGGAGTGCGTCATCCTGATGATGCGCAAGTATACTCAATTGAATACTGACTTTATATGGAATGCCTTGATATATTTTGGTCTTTGTATCAGAGTCACCTTCAACCAAATATAATTTGCTATTAAGTTTATTTAGTTTACTTGTTGAATCATAGGCTATTGAAGTAATCTCAAAACTCATACGAGGTAGTTTGATTGCTACGTCTCCAAACTCTTCATTTTGTTGGCTTGACAGTCGCGCCAAAAACTTTTGTTTTGGTCCATATGATATAGGCACACGTTGTATACCAGTCATCTTGCCATTTACTTTTTTCGCAATAGAAACGTCATTAAAGATTGTGCCAAACACCGCTACAATCTTTTTAAGATTTCCATTATAATAGTATGATGAATTTAACATGGCTTATGACGGGTCTCCAAACGGGTTACTTTCACTAAAGTCAATATAGTCATTTCCTATAATATCAAAAGAACTATTTTGAGTGAGATCATCATTAACAAATAGTGCTGCATCTCCATCATTTAAATCAATTACAGCGGTTACCGTTGATGTGGTGCCAGAAGTTTGACCTGTTAACTCAGCGCCAACTGTCAATGTATGAAACTCTCCATCATTAAATGTTAAGGTACCAAATGTTGCAATGCTACCATTTGTGGTATGTTCATATTGCAATAACTCTGCTTCTCCAAGGATTCCTGATGGCAACTCAATTGTTAGAGTTTCACCAAGATCATGCACATCTCCATCAAAGTCTAGTAGGGCACGTGAGCCTTGAGTATGACCGACTTGTATCAAGTCAACCTCTGCTATTCCAGTATCAATCTCTTGACCGCTGTATTCGAAGAGTTCACATGTAAGTTTAAACGTAGGTATAGTTCCCTTTGTATCGCCACTGCCTCCAAGTTGGAAAAATGGACTCTTGTCTTCAACAAATTTAATTTCGAAGAGTCCACCGCTGAATGGTACGTAGATGAGATCACCTTCACGCGGCCGAACGCTGTCATTTGTATAGCCATGACGACCTATAAGCGAGTTCCATCGACGACGACTGCACACAAGTGTAACTTGATCTCGTGTTTCAAGACCAAATTTTGTCATGAGGTCACCGTCACCTTCAAAGCCATCGACACTTTCAACAAACATTTCAATAAGAAATGATGCGTCAAAGCTTGATATTACATCTTCGTTTAAGATAAAGTCCTGCTTTACAATCTTACGAGGAATATAAAAGACATCATGCCCCATAATTTTCATAGACTCGATAAGCAAATCTTCAAGAAGATTTTGCTCAGGTCTGTAACGTTGGCTAAAATATACACTACGAGGCATAACGTATTATCTACTATCCAAGAAAAAAGTCTGGGGGCATTTGATACTTAAGATCAAAATCTGTTTCAATCTTTTCAATATCATTAAGAGCATCTTCATACATAGCTCTACCATTGATTGTAACACCACCAGGAAGAGTCATGCCATCAAATTTTAATAAATTTATTGACCATTGACGTTTCAACAATGCTGTAAGATATTTTTTAAGAAGCATATCATTGTACACATCAGTAAAATCATTTGGGTTGATTGTTTGATAACCTTCAATTATAATATACTGACCAATATTTACATAAGTTTTCCAGTCGTCTTGAATGCTCAGGCGATTCATGTGACGAGTAAATATAATCTGCTGAGTTGAGCCTGTAAGTATAAGCTCAATCGAGTTCATATACTGTTTTGTCATCTCATAGTTGATGAGTGAGTCGGGTTTGCGTAGTCCATAGAGGTCATTTAAAAACATCTGATATTTAACACTAAACATATCAGCAGCATCACCGCTGCTCAAGTTTAGGACACGAAGCACACTAATAAGTTGATCAGGCAGAGTAATATAGTTGTGGTCATAGTCTGCTTGTGTGACTTTATGTTTATAAAATGTACGAACCACTGCGTCGCTGTGATATTCTTGATAAAACTGAATGGCTTCATCGATACGATCTTCAATCTGATCTTCGTCAATGTTAATTTCAAGCACTGGCGCACCGAGTGCACGAAGGCAATAGTCTGCTAATTCTTGGCGGGATGTTGGTTTTGCCATAATATATTATTTATAAGACTATTATGGAACCTCAGGATAATTAGTCGCCTTTGCATATGAGGAAATAACTTTTGCTGCGTAAAAATTATTATTCCATGTTGTTGCCAACCAAGGATATGGTTCAGTGCTCCAAGCTCTGGCTATTTCACTACCACTAGTTTCATAGATCCACGCACCTCCGTCAAATCTTACAACTTCATCGCCATACTCGTAATTAAACCCACCGCCGGCGGGAGTAGTGCTAGAACCATAAGGCGCATAGCTGGTTTTTTGTAGATTTCTCCAACTTTGTCCGCTGAAAAATGGTCCATCCATCAATACATTAGCTGTAGCATCTGGTTCAGCAGCATTTGCTGGATTATCACTACCAAGAAAGGCATTGACATACTTGTATGACAAATCCATTCCAAGGCCAAATCTAACTCCTTGAAACATAAAATTAGAATAATACTGTTACTGCATCTGCAGATATAGCGGTTCCGCTATGGACTATACGCTGACCACCAAGAGGCCATACTCCTGGACTCAATGTAAGTACACGTGTCTGGCCATTTACTCCTTCAATTTCAATGGTTCCATTAGCAGTACCAGGCGCAATATATAATCCAGCAAATACTTTGCCAACTGTTGGTGTATAATAACCACCAGTAAAAGTTAATGCTTCATATGCAACAGCAGATGTGTTTTGGTGTATTAAACCCTTTTCGTAGACGTTAGTACTCATAGTCTTATTTATATTATTCTCTTATAGAGATTCCAGTATACAAGGAAAGACAGAGTGCTAATAATATAGCATATTGAGACATCACTTCATTAGGAGAAATGATAGCATTAAACGCAATTGTGTATATAATTGTGATAAGTGCTAACCATGCTGCGGTTTTCATGGCTTTTTAACAAATTTTTCTGGTGAGCGCTCAAACTGCTTTGCCAGTTTAATAATACCATTAATAATTTCTGGAGAGACAACACCTATGATGCCATAGGTAATCGCCTTATAGAGACTAGGAATATCAGTCTGTTCCAATATAAACCACGCTATTGCTGCAGCAAGGGCGGCAGATACAATATTTTTAAGTTGTTCGAGAATTGTATATTGTTTTTGTGCTGTCATGAGTCGGGCAAGCATCCCCGCCGCTCCAACGAGAGGGATTATCCAACCACCCTCTAGAAACTCTTTTAGCATCGATCTTTCTGGTTCCATTTATAACTATACTTTTAAAGTGTGAAACATCACAATATGACTATCAATCTAAATGTATTTATAAAAACACTGTTTTAACGGGTCAAGGCATGATCAACCGCATATTTATAAAAAAGCTCTTCATGAAAACTGCGTATTGTGTATTTTGCGGCAATATCATCAAGCGAATAGTGAAAAGCGCAGACAATATCATAGATTGTTTGTACAGACCCACAATAGTAGTTGTCTATTCCCTTTATGTATCTGTAATATTGCGGATATTTTAGACTCAGTCCATTTTCACAAGATGTCATCTTTAATAAATTTTTAATTGGGGTATAACACACCGGCGTAGTAAATTTATCATATCGTGTGCTTACCACAAGGTCATAGTCATAGGTATGATTGTGATAGAGATGTGACGCAAGTTTAAATTTTCCAGCCCACATACGTTTCCATGCAATTTTTGGGCAAGTGTTTATCTTTCCTTCCAAGCTGCCATGTAATTTTAATTCAACGTCATTATCAATTATAATTTGTTTTATGTTATGCTCGTTAAAATATTCTTTAAGCATTAATGGTGTGACAACAGAACTGCTAATCTTATTAAGTTTTCGATAGGAACTTTTTGCTTCAGACTCTGACCATGTATGTAAAAATAAATCTATTATATGCCCTTGGCTTTTTAAAAGATTTAGATAGTCTTTTAAACGAGAATTATTTAATCCATCCCGTATATGTCCGCGTATACAAAATGCAATTCTCATAATAAACCAATATTGTGAGCATGTCGATATACCAACTCTTCTTGATGAATAGTATCTGGATATTGCATAATTATGCTGTCTAAATCATGATAAAAGTCATAAACAAATGCATACATATTTTCAGGAGCTCCTACATAAAAATTATCAACACCAATTAAACTTTTGCTGTATGATGGATATTTAAATGCAAATTTTTCTTGTCTAGAAATTAGCCGTTGAAGATGATTTGGCGGAGTATAACATATTGGAGTTGTAAAAAAATCATAGCGCGTGTTGATAAACACATCGTAGCTTTTATGATTTTTGTATGCCTCTGCAACTACAGCGGCCTGCCCTGCCCACATTCGTTTCCATGCAATTAGTGGACATGTACTTTTACAAACAGTTCCACTTTTCTTTCCATATATTTTTACTTTTAAATCATTTTCTATACATACGTTGCGTACATTGCAATTTTTAAAATAACTACGTAGCAACCCATCCTTAACTTGAAAAATATTGGATCGATCAAGTGGCTTATAACTCGTTTTTGCTTCTGATTCTGACCAGGTGTGGCAATAAACATCAACGTGATGCCCATCTTTTTCACAGTTGTTTATAAATTCTCGTAATCCTCCGCTAAAGAGTCCATCACGAACGTGCCCACGTATGCATAATGCTAGTTTCATAGATCCTTTAACTTTAACATGACGTGTTTAATTGCCATCCACATGTCTAGGTATTTATAGGTTGCAAGTCGGCCAACAAAAATCACTCCCTTTTCTGCCTTTGCTAGTGATTCATAGAGACGATATGTTTCTTGTCCTTCACCCCAAGGAATAGGATAAAACGGAATGTCTCCCGGTCCACATTCTTTCGGGTGTTCAGACGTGACTACTGTTGGACCGACATGATCTGGCATAAAATAACTGTGATCATAGATTCGCGTATAGTCGGTTGTGCTATTGTTTTGATTTACAATAAATGTGTCTTGCTTTTCACACAACACATGATGTTTAAATTCAAGTGAACGATATGGCAGACGTCCATATTGTGTACCAAAATAACTGTCAATCTTGCCGGTATAGACAATCAAATCACCTGCCTCCCGCTTGTACGCCCAATCATCTTCTCCGCAATTTAAATGCACAATAATGCCTTCTAACATCTTTGTAAACATTGCAGAGTAACCATCTTTTGGAATGCATTGATACTTTTGACCTTCAAACCAGGTTGGATCTTCGCATTCTGCAGTCTTTGGAATTCGATTTGTAATAGTCTTAGGAATCTCGTCGAACGACACTCCCCATTGCTTTTCGCTATACTCCTTAAAGATATATTCTACAATCTCTTCTTGAGACAGCTCACGACCAAGTTCAGATACTGTTTTCTTGCTGTATGGCAAACTTACTTGGCCAAGTCGGGTGTCTCCCTTTGGGCGCAGCGCAAACGGAGTCCATTCGGTATAACGACTAAGAAACTCATAGACCTCTTCATCGTCGGTATGAAAGATATGAGGGCCATACTGATGTACAAGCGTATTGCAAATATAGGCATCAGCGCAATTGCCACCGATATGAGGTCGAGTCTCAAAAATCTCTACAGCGTATCCTTTTTCTTTTAGGAGCACCGCAGCAGTAATTCCAGATAACCCGCATCCAATTATTTTAGCACTTTTTTTCATATTTTAACATTTTATCATAGTTTACGTCACCTGTAAACATAAATATATATCTATATGAAATTAAATGAAAAAGTCTATATTAAAAGTGAATTTAAGGATCTACTCCGCAGCATGAATGTCGGAATTGTCGACTATATTGTGGTCTATCGAACCGAAGGTGACAAGGTGTTTTTTAAAGCAAACTCTGCAAAACTACATCTTTCAAAAGAAGAGTTTGAAGAGGTTAAGTTGCAGTAGAATAATATTCAGTTGCCTCTTCTTCACTATCAAACCAAGTCCATCCATCTACTGGATAGTCATATTGATCTTTGTCTTGAGCTACTAACACAAACCCATTTCCTTCTACTATGTTTGGAGCATAGAAAAGTTCCTCATTATCTTTTTTGTAAAATCCTGATGTCATAAAATTATGCTGTTA